GCTGCTTGTACTAGGTTGCTGATGCTAGACGTGGTTGTGGGGGTACCTGTTGGAATTGCCATTAGGGTCTAGCCTTTCTTGTTTAGGATCGGATTAGAGTCCAGACATCCTGATAACTTCGTCCAGCTCTTCGCGGCTATTTGTATTAAGAAGTTTTTGCATAATATCTGCATTGTGTTCTGGCGCTGAGCCAGAGTCTGCAGTATTAGTCATTCTCTTATACGCTGCCGCTTGAGCAGGATCTACATTAGGTGTTGCCTGGGGTTGGCTAGATTCAAAGCCGAATACATCGGCATAATCGTCTAACCATTTAGACAAAGACTCTTCAGTTGGGTCAATGTCCTGCGGAATAAATGAAGCAATTTTGCTATTTACCCCGCGAGTTGCGAGGACATCCTTAATTGCTCGTTCGCGCTGGCCTTTGCTTAGGTTTTCAAACTGAGAGCGAAGCTCCTGCAGTTCTTTATCCTTTTGCTTTGCAGCCTTGCGTAGTTGCTTTACAAGGTCATTAGACGAATCATTTGTGAAGTCGTCGTCGTCATCCTCGTACTCGTAATTGGACATATGTCCTTCTCCCTATCATTAGTTGATTGCGCCAGCCTCATATTCCAATGGGGATTGGGTATGGCTCTGACTCCTGGTATTGTTATCACTCCACTAGGCCAGTCGTTCTAGTGGCAGGTCTGTTATATACCGCCTGCGCGGTCTCTTGCTAGAGCTCCAGTAGTAAGCCCTGTCTGACCACTAAAGGCAGCCTTCTCAAGTCCGGTAATCTTTTGACGCGCCTTACGCGCTTCTTCTGCACCAGGGACATTAAATATTTCTTGCTCTGCTGTTGTCTGTGTATAAGGATTTTCTTGGTAGATTGAAGCAAGTTGTGACCCACGCTCTAATCCAGCACCAATGGTTGAGTAACCCTTTTCAGCCATAGCCTTGTCAACGCCATACTTTTGTAGATATTCAGCATCTGCCATACTTGTTGTAAGACCGGACCTAAGAGCAGCTCCACCAATTTCGGCGGCAGTTATCTTACGCTTGATTCCTTCAAGTCCTTGTGCTGGATCAAGTGTATAAGCCAATATATCGCCATTAGTAATATCTGGGTAAAAGTTCTTAAGTGCAAAAGAAACCTCTGGGTTAGCGTTAAGAACACGCTTCTGTGCTGTAGCAATACGGTCTTCTAGCTCTACTGCAGAGACATCGTTTGCAATAAACTTTTCAAATCCTGGTTGTCTACCCATAGCATCTTTTGTGTAATAAGATGCTGGTAGCCCATAGTTACGCATAAGTTTCTGATACTGGTCTTCTAGTCCAATATATGTTGCTTCATCGATAGCCTTAAGACCCTTTGCTACACGCTCTTTATTTGCAGCAAAACGCTTTTGGTAGGCATCAGATTCACGCAGTTTAATAGTAAATTCTGCAGGAGAAGCACCAGATATAATAAGACCTTTAAGCGGATCTACTAAAGATGCTAGGCCATATTGAGCAAATTGAGAGTAAAGCAAATCATAAGCAGATTGACGCTCTGCCTGACGAGCAGCACTGGCAGCCTCTGCTGCAATCTGAGCTTCTGTTTTTAATGTTGATGGAGGAACGTTAGTAATATTGCTTGCTGCAAGAGCAGTTCTTGCTTGCTGCTCATCACGTCTAGCCTGAGTTGCAACTGCTTTATCTGCAGCAACAGCCGCTGCTTGTTCTACTCTAGTTAATGGTTTTGTTCCTGCTTCATAGTTGCCTAAAACTGTATCAATATTTCTTGTAGAGGCATTTAATCTTTCAAGCAGTTTGGCTGCTTCTACTTCACGTTCAGGTCTATATCCCGCCTGTGCTCCACCAACAGTAACTGTAGGAACTAATTTTTCTTTAGCCATCATTTACCCCTGGAATCCAAAGTCGCGTAGCACACCAAGTGCTGCAGTTGAAACATCTTTTTTAGCCTGCTCTGTATATTGCCAGCGACTATCTTGACGGAGAGCTTTCTTAAAGTCATAAAGGTTCATATCGCCCTTATCTGTAATAGCGCTACGAAGCAAAGGATCGTTAAGGTCAATCTGGTCTGGGTCACCAATCTCAAGTACATTTGCCATTGCTGTACGATATGGCTTAAACACTTGGTCTAGATTATATCCCTGTGCTAATAAGTCACGCACATACTGTGGCTGACCTTGCGCTGCCAACTTGCGAGCATCTGCAACGACGCGGTTAACGTCAATCTTTCCTGATGCGATACCTTGTAAAACTTGATCTACGTTAGCACCACCAGGAATAATATCTGCTACTTGGAATCCATTGTTACGAGCAACACTTACTAAAGCATTATAGTTCTGAAGAGCAGCCCCTGAATATCCTTGAGTAGTCTTTCCTCCAATAGTTCCTGCCACTGAACGAATAGACGACGCTAGGAAATCATCAATAAAGGTTGTATCTTTTTCCTTGTTTGTAAGGTAGATATTCTCAGCAGCGTTGCGTAGTGCTGTTGGGTCTGATGCAGCAGCTGAACCAATTTCAACAGCGCGTTTTTCAAGATTACGAACAATACCTTCAATGTCTTGCTCGTACTGAGTTGTACCCTCTGCCTGACCTGATTCTTGCAGATCACGGTAATTGTAGTATTGGACAAAGCGCTGTTTAATTCCAGCAGAGTTCTTTTTGTACCAGACATCGTTACGAATACGACGAACAAATTCATCATCTGTCATCTTTTTCTTTGGGTCTACGTAATCTTCAAAGATTAGTTTTAGACTTGGAATATTATTAAACAAAGCCTCAGACAATCCATACTTTTCTGCGATATCTGAAACAGCTCCTGCTTTATTGGTAGCAACCTCAGACTCTGGTATGTACCCTGCGGGTACACCACCGGTAGTAAACGTAGGCTCAAAGATAGTAGTATCTAATGGCGCAGGAGTAGTCGAAGTACCTTTTGGTGGGTTAGGCAACTGTGCCGCTTCTACTACATTACCTTTTGATTTTTCTGTATCACCAGTTACTTCAGGTTTCTTTACTACATCTGGCTTAGTACCAGATACTGGAACTTCTGGAGTTACTTCTTTAGTCTCTGGTTTAGTGACAACTGTTTCAGGAGTTCTTATTTTGCCCTGTGCAATCTTTTTACCAGTAGGTGTTTCTGCTGTATCTTTCTTGCCATAGTACATATCAATAGCATCAAAACGTGCTTCGTTATATGCTTTCTTTATACTTGCATATTTTTTAGAAATATCTTTAATTTCATTTTCTTCTATACCTGATAATTTGTCACCAAGAGCAATCTTACGAGCATAAAAATCTAACTTAAATTCATATTCGTCAATTTGAGGTTTCAAATAATTTGCGTAGTTATCATAAATATCGCCACGCGCTGTAGCTTCTTTTTGATCCATTTGATTGCGATTTTTTTTCGCAAAAAACTCTGCTGCCTTTTGTGACTTTTCTAATTCTTTTTCAACTTCTGCCACTCGTTCTGCAATAGAACCAGAATAACGCTTTTTTTCAGCATCCTTAGATTTTGATTCTGGAAGTTTTTCACCTAGTTCATAAAACTTTCCGTCGCTAATAAATCCAGCCATAGATCCGTCTTTATTAAATACAACATTTACGAATCCAAGAGGAATGTTTTTATCAACACCAAAGTTAAATACTTGTGATACGTATGTATTACTTGGACGATTAGCCATTATTGCAATCCTCCAAGTTCTCTAAGCATTAACTGATTTGCAACTTCAGCGCGAGTTTTTTCGGCTGCGCCTGTTTGAGCAACTTCTTGAGTAAGAAACTGTTCTGTATTGATGCCACCTGATCGTACTAAGTTGCCTGATGCATCATAACTCTGTACTACAGGATTCTTTTGAAGCGCACGGCGAAGGTCTTTCTTTGCATCTTCCATTTGCTTTGCTGTAGCACCGTAGCCAGTAGCGTTTTGATAAATCTTTGTTACAAGGGCTTCGATATCTGTGTCGTTAGCAATGTAGGTTTGAGTTGTAGTTCTTGCTTTACCATCGCCACCAGCACCAAAGTTTACCTGTTCTTTTAGGAATTCATCTCTAGTTACTGGTCGAATAGCTGATATTGATAGGCGATCTTCTTCTGCTCTGTCAAGAGCCTTTTGTAAAGCAGGGGTATATTTAGAAGTTACTGGACCCCTGTAATATCCCGCAGATTTAAGAAGTTTAGAATAACCAGTGATAAGATTAGGACTGTCTGCAATAGCCTTTTTAAATTCTGTATATTCTGTTAAAGATGTTACATTAGATGAACCTTGTGCCGCAGCTTCTTCTTGGGCCTTAGCTTTAGCCCTGCCTTTAATTGTGCCAGCCACTTTAGTCTCCTAACAATCTACCAAAGAGTACGTCGTATGCACTCTGTGTATTTTGGTTATATGCAGCAAGTTCTCTCATTTTAATAATTGTTTCTTCCTTGTTCATATTTGAAAGGAATTGGCTACCACCAAAGTTATCTAATTGATCCTTTGTTGTCTTGTAATCATTGTAAAGTTTTAACATCTCACGTAATTTACCAGCAACTTTTGGCGAAGCCGCAAATGCTGACTTCTCGCCAAGCATCTTCTCAAGGTCATTAAGAGCCTTCATACGTTCAATGGCCTTCTTGCCACCTTGTGAAAGTTCTTCTTGAACCAGAGGACGTCCTGCCTTAAAGAGAGTTGACCAGTCTGTAAACTCTTTACGAAGCTGTGAACGCTCAAAGTCCGTTCCTACAGCTTCAAGGTTTGTCTCGTATTCGTTCTTCTTCGTATAGTAAGTCTGCATATCTGCTGCAGTCTGTACTTCACGAAGGAAGTCTTCTACGCGCTTGTTCTGGCGTAGACCCATATCGGTCATAGTTTTGTAGGCATCCCAAGAATATCCGCCCTTATGAGGTATAAGGAATGCTGCTGCCTGCGGATATTCCTTAAACAGCTTCTCATTACCGTCTACAAAATCACCGGACTCTTGTGCATAACGGAAGTATGCAACGGTTGAACGGTCTGACTCCGAAATAGTAAAAGGCATCTGATCTGGATAACGCTTTACCCACTCAGCCATAGCCTTGTCGTAGTCACCAGCTTTATCTAGTATTCCATACCAAGTCTGCTTAAATGACGCTTCACCATTGTCGCGTACCCAGTCAGCCATTTCAGACTTTAGTAATACTTGTGCTGTAGCAGGTGCTGTAAATCCATAAACAACACGCATTCCTAAAATACTCATTGTTGTATTCTTAAGTTTTAAGCGGTACTTTTCTAACTCAGCTGCGCTTAATGGAATTGGATTACCTTGTTCATCATACTTCTGTTCAATACCATTACCTGATGCCTCAAGATAAGTCATAGCCTTACGCATTGCTGATGCGTATTGTCCGTCTCGCTCGTCTTTACCCATTGCTGAATAGATACGGTTAACGTGCGCTGGCAAGAATGCTGAAACCATTGGTTGGTCTTCTGCATACTTACCAAGAAGTGTAGTTGTAATACGGTCTGCTGCACCTGGATTGAAAATATCAACTAGGTTTGTAGCTACTTTGATTGAAAATCCTGATAGTGGACCTGCAAGTGTAGGTATAGCAGATTCTGGGTTAAGAGATGGAGTAATCATCTTTAACTTAGCACCAAACTCTACTGGGAATGGCACCTTAAACTCTGCTGGTACACCCAATGCGGTCATCGCTGTCTGTACTGCTTTGTAAACGTACTGAGTTCCTGGGTATAGAAAGTACGGTTCACCTTGATCATCGTATTGGACCCAACCTGAGTGAGTTACACCTTCATAAGTAAGGCTTGCTTTAACAATAGCCTCTGGGTTGTAGCGTACAACGCGATAAACACGACGATAAAAGTCTTCAGTAGCACGATAAAAACGTGCAAAGTTACGAACGCCAAATGCTAATTGGCTTTGCACTGCAGGATTATCTACATAAGCAAGTGTTTGAAGACGTGCTCGGTCTTCTGCAATCTCTGCAAGTTTGTACTTAGCATTTTCTGTAGCGCGTTCAAGTGCCTTTGGTGCTGTAATACCTTTTGTGTGGGATGCAATGAAAGCATCTTCAAAGCCAGTGCTCTTAAACTGATTACGAATCTTAATCATTTCAGCTAGAACCATAGGTTCACGCGAGAAGCGTGCGTTAGCGTTGCCTAGCCAGTCCCAACCCCACTCCATAAAGGATGAAGCGTAGTTACCGGTATCAGTAATAGGAACTAACTGTGGGCCAACGATATATGTTGGGACATCTGCCTCTGATTTAGGCAGATCATCTAAACCTAACTTACCAGTAATGCGGTATTCACCGAGTTCATCGTCAAATGCACGCACTTTGCCAAGAAGTTCTTGGTTAATCTTGCCGTCTTTCTTAACAAAGAGTTGCTTTGCTGCATCATAGATGCGTTTAGCGTGCTCATCTGTAGAGATGCCTCGCTCTTCCATACGAAATGCTGATACCAACTTGGCATTCTTTGGATCATTAAGCCACGTTGTAATCTTTGATATAGCTGCTGTTTCACCCAAAGCATCATCTGCAAGATTAGCAACTGCAATGCGACCTAATCTGTCATTTGAGTAATAACCAATACGCATAATCCAAGCAACTTGAGATGCTTCATCTGCAAGAGGGGCCATTTGCTTATAGCCACCCTTGCCTCTGCCAAGCGCTACTCTACCTTTTTCAAGGTCGTATGCTAACTCAGCAGTGCGTACTTTGTTTTTGCGAGTAAAGTTTATAGTACGTGTATATGAATCAAGTCCAGTAAAGGCATTCTTTCCACCTTCGACAACATCCATAAGGGCATTGTCTAAATCGCCATATTTAATTTGTTCAGCAAGTGCAGCACGGTCAGCATCTGTGAATTTACCAAGACCTGTTTTCTCATAGAAACGAGTCAACTTGCCTTCGTTCAAAGCACGTGCAGTAATTTCACGAATTAGTTTAATATCGCCATCTGCTGCTTCAATCTCAGCACCATAGCGCTTAGATTCTTTTTTATTAACAAAACGCATAACTCCACCTAGTGGGTTAGCTGATATCTTATCGAAATCCGTTAAACCTTTTTCCATTTGACGTGCTGTGCGTAGGCGTGTTGAAAGAGCACGTGCTTTTACTAAGCCAAATGGTGACTCACCGATTGCAAGGTGAACCATTAAATCTTCTGTTGCATTACGTACCGCATAACGAGGACCTGCAAGTGTAAGGAATGACCAACCTGTAGTCATCTTCTCTACCCAGTTAGAGTGCGCTAACCCAAATACACGTTGGATAATTCCAGATCGCGCTGCTGCTCTATCAATGTCACGTACACTGAGTGTGGTCACATAGTCTGAAAGGTCAGATAGAATAAGACCAACCTGCTCACCATCTGGTAGCGCAGCTGGATTATATCCATCAACTGTTGAAGCAAAAACTTTATTAGGACCCATACGTAAAGGGTCAGCAATAGCTTTGCCTTCTTTAGTAATATTAAGTCCACGAATATCTGCAATAGTAGATTGCAGTCCGTAGAAAATTTCCTTCTTGCGTCCTACTTCAGCACTGTCAAATGCTTGAGCAATAAGTTTAGAATCGTTTGCTGGTAAAACTAAACGTGCGTAGCGATATACCTTCTGAGCACCGTCTGCAGATGTAACATCAAATAGGCTGTCTTCAAAGAAAGGTACTAGGCTAAACTTAGCCTTAAACTTATCAATTCTATATTGAACCTGTGCCATTGAAAAACGCGCTGTTTTTCTGGCATCTGCTTGTGCTTTTACATTTGTAATAATAGTTTCTTTGCCATCAATAATTGCCTTAGCAATACCATCATCTGTTGCAGCCCCACCAAAATAAAGATCATCAATAAAACGTGGGGCAATTTTATCCATATCAAAGACACGGTTTGCTGTAGTTACTGTATTAACACGGGCCTGACGCAAAGCATCCATACGTGGAATCATCACACGCTTGCGACCAATTTGGCCTTTCATCATTTCTGTTACTTGGTCAGCATTTTGAAAAAAAGCCTTAGCAGTTTCAGCATTAGTGATAGGTACATTGATATCAATAAATGATTTAATTACTGGATCACCAAACTCTGGAGCAAGAATATTCAGACGTTTTTTAATGTCTACTGCTTCTTGTGTAGCTCCTGAGTCAATAGCCTTTTTATAGTTACCAAGTTCTGCACCGTATTGGTTCCAAAAGTTTTGCACTTGAGGTCTAGCAAATACTTCATCAACTTTACCGCCACCAATAACAACATCAAGCGAGTAACGAGATATATCAATCGCACGCTTTATTTTACCAGCAACAATAAATGGATCAGTACGGATTCTGTAAAGGGCATCTACTGCTCCAGATACCGCTTTGTAGAAAAAGCCTGATCCTTCTAATTCTTCTGGGGTAATAAGGTTTGCAACTTGACGTCCAGGTGAGTACTTAGCTGCTTGTGCAGCATCAAGCGCATCTTGAAATAAATCATCTTTATTCTGAGCTGCGAGGGCGGCAATGTTACGTTCTTCTTCAGTACCAGATGATGCAATAGCGCTAAGTTTTTCTCCAGCTGCAACACGCATTGCTACGTTTACACGGTCTTGACCAAACCTAGATACAGCCTTTTCAATACGACCTGGGTTAAATACTTTGTCGCCTTTATCGTTTGCACGAGTCCAAGCATCTGCAAGATTCTTTTTTTCTAAAAGAGAGATAGCACCGGTACGATAGGCGCGAGTTGTTAAGTCAGAAACTTCGGTAAGACCTGCTAGAAGCGCTCCACCTGTATAGTGCCAAGCAGTCCCAAAGAAACCACGTTGTGGTTTAGCTGCAGGATTTTCTGTTCCAGCTACACGCTTAAGAGCCTCTTGCTGTTGAGGTGACTTAGAGGCGTATGCTTGTTCTGCAGTTTTTTTTGGCAGGTTAGAAAGTTCACGATGTACTGAAAGCGTCTTAGATAACGCTTCCATTTCTCTTTGTTCTTGTTCGCTTAAACCCGCAGCAGCAGCTGCTGCTTTTAGATTATCAGGCACTAATCACCTCGCGCAACGGCTTCTGAATACAAGATAGCAATAGAGCCATCTGTATCAAAAGGTAACATCTTTGCTAAAGTATCTGAAGTCTTTGTAACTGACTTAGACATCATTAGTGCTTGAGATCCAACGCCTGGTCCAATATCAATACCCGATGAAATAACTTCGTTAGGACGTTGCGTTTCTGCAAACAATGGAATAACTTCTTCTGCAACAGCACGTACTTCGGATGCTGGCATACCTCGTACTTCGCCAGTCTTTGCAAGTGGAGCGCCTGCTTTAATAGCGGCTGTCTCTACACCTTCTCCGTATGCGATTGAACCCATATCTAGGTTATCTGTACGTGTTGAATATTTGCCAGGACCTGCAGGGCCAGCCAATGGATTCATTGGTGCTGTTGTCATCGGTCCTCCTCTAAAGTCTCTAGGTCTTGCGCCATCTCTTCCCACGCCTGATTAGTTTCAGTCTTGTGGTTAGAATGGTAAATACTTATTTCTAATAATGATTCAAAAAATCCTGATACAACCTGCGATAAATTATACGCAGTTTCTGCAAGTACTACAACAAAGTCAGAAGAGCGTATAGGACGACGAATCTTATTATTGTCCATCGTCCCATACACCTTCCACTAAATTTATTAACCCTTTTTTGTCTTCTTGCCTGGGCGACCTGCTGGCATCATTGATGCCATTACCTTGCCACCTGCTGGCTTGGAATGGTCCATCTTGCCTTCCTTTGGCTTTGCCATTGGTGCGGCTGCGCGTGATCCTTTGTTCATATTTACACCTCCCTCGCTTAAGCTGCGCCGGAAATACCGGCTAGTAGTTGGGCTATATCTGGACGTTGACCAGCAGCAGGGGCCTGACCAGCTTGTTCTTGTGGAGGTTGCTGCGAGGCAGGAGCGGGGGCCACACCTGCTGCTGGAATCTGTTGCTCCATACCTGGTGCCATAGGTGGCATCTCTGGGGTTGGGGCTGGTTCTGGCATAAATGCCTTTTCGATAATGTTCTCTAGCGCTTGTCCCTTTTGGCGACCTTGGATAACAGCTGCGATACGCCCGATAATCTGTGAAGGGTCTTGGCCTTGCGCCGCGAGTGCCGGTATTGCCTGAGCGTACTGAGCAACAGCAACGCGCAAAGAGTCGCGCATCTCTTCAATATCGACACGTTGTTCCTCTTGTGTAACGTTAAGGTCCATTGGAATCTCACGGCGTACATAGTCACGTGATACGAGTTTATCTGAACGCATTTGTAGCAAAGCAATGATGGCGCGGTTAGGATCCATACCAGACATAATGCCGTAACGAACATCTACGCCGTACTCGCCCTTAATGTCACGTGATGGGATGTACTTAA